TATTTATATAAAATATATGAATTTTATAAATATAACACTTTACATATACGTTCGTATATGGTATAATATATATGTAAGGAGGTGATAGAAATGAGCAAAAAGAAAAAAGTTAGAAATCATGGACTAAGTTTCGCAGACAAAATCATGATTATTCTAACTTTGATTCAAATAGTGCTAACTATCATTAGTTTAGTACTATAATTAAGGAGTGGGCTTCGGCCCTTCCTTAATTCCATTATATATCTAAATGTAAAGGAGTCAATGTTTATGACAGAAAAAGGAAAAATGATTGTTATCGTATTACTTTTAATTAACATCATTCTCACATTAATATCAATACTAATCAAATAAAGGAGTTGTTATCATGGGTGATAAATATAAGGCACAAAAAAAATACGCAAAAGCCAATATTAAAAAACTCAGTTGTTCATATCCTAGCGAATTTGTAGAAGAATTTAGAGATGCTTGCAATAAATTAGGAATCAAACAATCTGAAGTTATAAGAAAAACAATGGAAGCAGTTATTGAAAACGCAAAAAAGACCAGAGCAAATTAAGCCCTGGTCTTTTCTCTTACTTACATCTTAGTTCCTTTTAATAACCAATCCCATGTATTGGTTCCAACGATTCCATCTTGTTTTAATCCTCTATTCTTCTGGAATACTTTGACAGCTCTTTCTGTTCCACCACCAAACTTACCATCTGTCGATAAATTAAAGCCAACACTGTTTAATCGTTCCTGAATTAATTTTGTGATATTACCTTTTGCACCTTTTTTAACAGTGATACAAGCACTTAGCGTTTTTGGTCCTTTTAATCCATCAACTTTTAATCCTTTTTCAAACTGCTCATTTAGTTCACTCTGTAATCTTGCAACCCAAGCATCATAGCCACTTTTTTGTGGCGCTGAAGTATTTGTATCTGTTTTTGGGACTGCCACAGAAGTACCATTTAAGCGACTTTTAAATGCATTCCATACATTATCATTTAGAAAGCCGTTACAGTTTGGACATAGTTTGCCGTTTACATCATAGTGTCTAATAACACGGTCTAGTGTAATATTGTATTTTTTCATTAACACTTTGCCCAACTCAATCGCATTTTCAATTGTTTTGTCAGTGATCTCGACAACTCCATTTTTGTTGCAGTCACACATTTCGATGCTGATTGAATTTGAATTAGTGCATACCTTATATAAAGGATGATGGCTAGACTGGCACTTGCCACCAACAGAGTATGCAATGTAATTGTCTGGCACTGACTGCGTTACACTATCGTCATCCGCAAAGTAATGTGCTGAGGCTTTTACAATGTGATTATGAAAATGTTTTCCATTTCCTTCATCGGTGTCGCCGTCATTGCCCGTGTAATGATAAACTAAATATTTAATATTACCTGTGTTTCTCTTGCCACCGTAATTAGATTTATTGGCAATATTAGTCTTAAAAATATAACTCATATAATTATTCCTCCTCAAAAAATGTGTCAATTCCGTAGTCAGATGCGCACATATACTCTATTCTGCATCCTCTAGCTTTACTCCAGCCGGGAGCGAAATAAGCAATATCTGCTTCTGATAACAATTGTATAGATCTGCCTAAATTAAAAAGAGGCTTAATGCCTCCTTCTAAGTAAAAGCTATTTATAATTTCTACATTTCCGAATAGCTGCTTGATTTTCTGCTCAGTATTTAATCTGGTTCTTTTAATTTCGTCTTCTGATAAGCCGTTCATCGGCTGAGATATAAAAATTTTCATCTTGTTATTTAATCACCTACTTTAATACACATGTTCTTTTCTTTTTTATAGGCATCTAGATATAATTCTTTTTTGTCTCCATTATAAGTGGCTTCGAAATATAAGCCGTCTGACAATGTAGTTGATAATAATGCCTTGTTATTCTGCAATGTCTTACATGCCCAAACCACATATACACCATAGTTATGTGGTTCTCCTACATAATCAATCACCGCTTTAATAGCAATATCTAGAAATTCAGCTGTTCCCATAATTATTCTCCCTTCTTAATAGCGTTTTCTGCTACTTCTAAGCCTTTTGTTAAGACTGCTGGCACATTGTCTCCGGCTTCCACGAAGTTTTCTAAGATGCTGCGTAACTCATTAATAATTAATGATGCGATTGTAAACCAACCAATATAAGCAGTTACAGATAAGTCAATTCCTAAAGTCTTACCAATCTCAATAAAGATTGCAGCAGCTAAGAAAGCAACCAAAATCATGAGCCAATAGCCTAATTTCTTCCAGACACCCTTAACTCCCTTGGCGCTGTTGTCTTTACCTGTCAATCTAGATTTTCTAACTCCTGTAATATAGTCGATAATATTCAAGACTAAAAAACCAACAAATAAAAACCAATGTGTGCCTAATGCAGCGGTTAACACTGCTACAATAGTGCCCCCTACTGCATTAAGAGTGTCCATATATTTCAATGATGTGTCGTATAATTTCATTTTATTACCTCTTTATTTACATATTTTCTGCTATGATCCATGCATCTAGCTGAATCTGAGTGATGTTCGAATAACTCTGATAATTGTTGTGCGCAGAGTTACACTGCTTGATCTGCATATATAGCTCATTGCTGTTGCTTACATTAAATTTGACGGGAACGTCAAAGAATCCACCGTTAGCCTGTATGATTGCATTGGCATCCGTATACCCCATATTAGGGGCCCTCCAAGGGAAAGCATCACCAATACGAGGACTATACAATTTAAATCCATTTGCTCCATTGGAGTTAAGATTCTTAACCGATGAATTAAACATGATACGATATATATTTATATCGCCTAGAGACTGCCCGTACATAGTTCCAGTAAATGTACCTCCATTTAAACTTACGCTCAACTGTCTCTTATCCATGGCACTGCTACCTGTACCTAGAATATACCCCTTTAGATACTCGGCAATGTTTTCTAGCCCCCAATCATTCGGATGGATTCCATCTGAGCTCATCATATTTTCAAAAGACAGAATGTTCTCAGCACCTGGAACTAACATAAAAGGCTGATTTGTATAGCATGCTTTCGATATGTATGCAGGCATCAATTTATATCTTAATGCGAATTGGTTATTTCTGTTTTTGAACGCGACTCCAAAAGGTGCAAAATGAACAACTGCATTTGGATATGTACTCTGTACATATGATATCACTGTATCGATGTTGGATTTAACAGTGTCTGCTTTATCGCCATATGCCAGTTCGTTATAACCACCACCAATCAATATATCAGTTACCATCTTTTTATTGCTCACCTGAACACCTTTAAGAAGAGTCAGATAGTTATTGGATGGATTAGAAAAGGATGCACCACCTTTATGATTGATATAGATGTTGTCTGCAGAGAAGTGGCAATTCACTAACTTATTCTTAAGTCTGTCGCACCAACCTGTGGCATTTCCATCAGGAGTATAACCATCTCCATAACTGTCACCAATGAAAATCAGTTTTCTTTTGCTTCTGTTTTCTAGATTCATCTTAGTTCCTACCACCCTTTTCCCGTCGCCTGAATAGGCAATCAACCCTTCTTCAATGTTATCATCAGTTACTGTACTGTCTGATATATCAATCAATGTCTTGCCGTTATATATGACCTTATTAATGCTCATATAACTACTCCTATGCGATTGTTACTGTAGTTCCGCCGGCAGAGTTCTCACTTTCTGCGTATGGAATCGGATTAACAGTAACCTGTGATAAATAGTTATATCCCGTATCGGGCATGATTGTTTGCGCAGTTGTACTAGGTGTCACTGTCTTCTGCTGAGGTTTAGCACCTTCTGTACCCGACATAGTACCTTTGATGCCTAGGATTGTTACTCCATCACGAATATTCGTAGGAATAAGTTTAGCCTGTTCAGCAGTCGCAATCTGAACATTACCAGAACCATCGTGGAACCCCTGAGGAATCGTGTATACCTGTGCCTTGGTTGTGATGCTTCCTTTAACAGAACCATTGTTCTTCATGGTCCCTGTTAATTTAGTGCCTCTTGCATACGCAGTCTTTCCAGCTAGCATTTCAGCAACTGCTACAGTCGCATCACCAGAATCTACATCAAATGTACAAGTACCAGTGACTGTGGCGCCTGTCTTATCATGAAATGTTAGATCCTTCAATACTTTGTCTGCTGTCGCAGTGTCACCTGTCAAGTCGATTAATGTCTTGCCACCATAAACTACTTTATTTATATGTTTAGTTTCTGCCATGTTATAATTCCTTTCCTATGTATACTGTATTGCCCCCTTCATCGTTTGATGTCTCGAAGAAGGGGATTTTTTTAACCATTACATCTTTATTGAGAAGTTTATTTTTTGTCTTAAGCTGCTGAGCTATATCTTTAGGTGTTACTGTATAAGCACCAGTATAGATATCAGCATTCTTTATGCCCTGATAGTTTTTTATATCAAGTTTGAACTCTTCAGAACATATCTTCATATCAGCATGAAAAGACATATCTCTTATGACGAATCTAAGAGGTATGTCTTTTGACTTGAACTCTAGTTTAAGGCGCACATCAGATCACTCCATCTTTTAATATTCTTTCAACATATGTAGTGATGATATTAGATGCAACTGCTTCTCCATCAGCCGTAATCGCACGCAGCTGAATCTCAGCCTGATGTTTTTCTTTAAGCTTCAGAGTATCCTCCTGTGACAGATGTACTTCTATCTTGTCACCGCTTAGGATGCTGCATTCTATCTGTCTATCAATAATAATTCTATTGTCTTGCATGATAGTGAAGTAGGCATACTGGAGAGTATTCACTTCAAATGGAAGTGTACATATTAATGTGGCAGTAGTACCTCTAATCATATGCATCGCCTCCTATCTAAGCATCATGTGGCTACCTGAGAGCCATGTGCCTTTTGGCACAGTGCATGTTTTCATCGAGAATACATTGAAACCATTACCCGCTGTTGAATATAAAAAATAAATTGGATAATCCGGGCTAACAGAAATATCAAACATAAATGCTGTGTGTGTTTTTAGCACATTCTGCATTGTAGAATTATTTCCAAATTTTTCTCCCTTTACTGCAGCGGTCATATTCCAGTCATTTGATAGATTTCCATACCAGCAGAATTCAACGTATGTATCATTCCATCTAGCCTCTAACGTAATACCATTCTTGATATCGAGCGTATCTTTATGTGTTACTGCTCTTCCAGTTGCTATTTCATTGTATTTTGTCTTTAAATCAGCAAGTTCATTATCGAATCTTTCTTGTGATCCGGTCGAAGTAACGTACCCACAATACCACGAATTACCTCTTGTATCATTCACGTCATTCTGTACTAGAGATGTAATTCCTTTGCGGACATGAATTATAGCAATAAAGAGCTGATAGATGGAATCAGTTCTTTTTGGAGAAGGCCATTTCCCATCAGTACCTCCCTTTACTGTTTTTAAAGAAACTCTTCTTTCAGATGCATTGAATTCTAATGTAATTGCATCATATCTATCATAGGTGCCTTCAGAACTATCAATATTAAGCGTCTTCTCTTCAGAAGAAGGGAAGAAAGCACCTCTAATAAAGGCATTTCCTGAACTCACTGTAATCTGCATGCTGTTGTTCGCCTGGACATGAAAGTCATCAGTAGCGCATATACCATCAGTAAATAACTCGCCCAGCATTTTACGCCACGATGCTGCAGACATCTTTCTATCTCCATTCAGTGAGTCAAATGGATAGCCATATTCATCTGTAATTGTATCAGCCATTAAATATTATCACTCCAATCTATCGTTGACGGAAGAGGTGTTCCAAACGTAGGCACTGCCTTCATTACTCCATGCTCATATACCTCATTAACCTCCGTCACTCTATCATTTGAGGTCATTCCCCAATATTCAAACCTATTTGTGACTATATCGCCAAGATCATAATCAGAAGGATAGTTATAATTCCCTCTGATCTTATCTTCTTTCTCTAACGTTTCAGCAAGCATATTGCTGTTAAGTGTTGTATTTCCTCTTTCAATGAGTGCATTCTTATAAGCAAGGTCGCTGATGTTTTCTTTTGAAATATCAGACCCATTGATAAAAATCTCTCTTCGGTCCAGTCCAGACACGGATGTACTTCCTGTTATCTCTATCTGTCTAGCCGAGCCTTCACCTTGACCACCAATATAGCACACATTTGCATATGTCTTTGAATTAGCACTATATGTCGCTTTTTCAATATCTCCGTTCTTCTGTGAGAAGATGACACGTGATATATCATACTGGCTATCGGATCTATCAACACCCTTGTATGTTTCGAATATCCATTTCTTTTCATCGAAGTCAGGCCTTAAACGAAAACCTATATCTGAAGCTTGTGAAAGCTTCTCTATGTACGTAAGTATATTTTTATAGGTTGCCTGATAAGTGATTTTCTCAGTATATCCATTATCAGGGCCTAACATAACTCCTGGAATTGCTGCTTTAGATACCAGTTCTCTCAGAGAGGTTTCTACACGGCCATTAAAGTTGTATGTTCCCTTAATGATTCTTCTATAGAAATAAGATGATGCGAATCTTCCTTTGACGGTAATCTCTTTCTTCGATTTCTCATAAGATATTGTAATACTCTCAATGATTCCGCATTCCTTCTTGCCCTTCAGATAGAAAAGATTCTCAAGTTTCAGCAGCTGCACATTATATGCAGTCACTGGAACATGTGCCTCAAACTCACCACATGAATTATATTTTCGTATCCACTGGAGAGAGAAAACATTTTCAATCTGACCTAGAAAATTCATATCTCTATCATAGATTCTTATGATCATAAATTAGGCCTCCACATAGTTTCTTTTAAATGATATTGATACAGTCATATTCTCTGCACCTGAATCTGCAGTATATCCAATATGATTAATTCCTGGCTGCAGTCTTATAAAGTCTGCAGATGTAGGAAGATACATATTTACTTCTTCTTTTTTTCTATCCTTTAAAAGATAGACATGACAATCATCTACAAGGGTTGTGATAATAAGCTTTTGCCCATTTTCTAATGTAAAATCCTTTTTACCAGAAATGCCTACAGTCATGTGCTCCCCTGATTCCTGTATTGAAATCGAAGGGTTTAAGACACTTCCTATAGCCTCAATAGTAATGGTCATGCCAGTTTCAGAACCGTTCTGATTATCTATCTCTAGATTCTGTACTATTTCTATTCTTGATATTTCCTCCGTTGTGAACTCATGAGGAAACTCAAATAGTGGAATGACTGTTGACATTGCAATACTGTTGTCTTCTATATCCGTAAAATAGGGATTCGCACATATCAGTGATATCTGATGAGTGCGTTTATAGAATGTGCCATCCGTTCCTGTTACCTTTTCTACAGTGTAGTCAATCTTTCTCTTATGAACACCATCATCATATTCAAGCGTGCCATCAAGAGAGAAAAGCCTGTCAAGCATCTCTCTATGATTGGCATAGCGCTCATTATCAACAACTTCTAACACGATGTTTCTGTACTTCATTGTGCGTCCTAATATTGATGCACCGTCAGAATTACCATTCTCCTGTAGATTGACTGTATATGTTGAGTCATATAATCCATCACAGTCAGTAATTACAAAAGGAGACAGTGATGTCTCGGTGAAGATTATTGAATATCCATTTGAATTAGTACAGGTGATTGTCCTATATTCCTTTTCCTCCAAGAATCATCACGCTCCTTTCAGTCTCTGAATCAATTCTCTATTTGCATTTCTTGTCTGTCTTGATACTTCTGAAGGATCTACAGCATCAGGCGCTGTAATATTGATAGTCTGATAGATATCACCTTTTCTATCTTCAGAGTGCGGTTTTTCAAATCCTTCATTTATTAGCTGCATCTTGACTTCTCTTACAGCACTGAATGTCATTGAAGCACCAAAGCTGTCAGATTTATTGAATTCATCAATAAGCGAGTCATTGAATGCTGCTATATCCTTTCTGACGGTATCAAATGAACCTAGAATTCCGACACCGATACCTTCACCGATGAATCTGCCGACCATATCCCTCATGATTCTAGAAGGAGAGTGGATGCCAAGAAATCCTTTAAAGCTTTTGACGATACCGCCGGCAAAGTCTCCAATCTTCTTAGTAATCCATCCGCCCATGTTCCAAATACCCTTCCAGATACCTTCGACAATATTCTTTCCGATTGATAGCATCTTTGAAGGAAGCGAAGCAAGTGCTTTTACAATGATTTCAAAAATCTTTTTAGCAGCACCACCAAGTGATCCAAATAATGATTTAATACCATTAATCAAGCCATGAATACCTTTGCCACCTAATGAGCCAAGTTTTTCAGGTAATAGCATGATATTAATCAATACAGTATCTAGTGCCTCTTTTCCTGTACCCTTCAGGAATCCGAATAGTGCCTTGATTCCGTTTCCAAGTCCTTTAATTGCCATCTTACCAAGATTGATCCAGTTAAATGCGCTCCAAACATCTACAATAGCCATGATAATTTTTGGAATGTTGGCGATTAATGTAGGAATTGCTTGAATTAATCCGAGTGCTAATTTACCAATTAATTTAACCCCACAAATTAGAATAGTTGGAGCGTTGTCATTAATAATATTTGCGAATGTGCTGATAATTGTAGGGATTTTAGCAATCATTACAGGCAATGCGCTAATGATTCCGTCAGCTAACTTATTCAATAATTCAAACCCGCTTTTTATGAACTGTGGTGCTTGCGCTGCAATGTTGCTTGCGAATTTCTGAACGGCATCAAGGATTCCGGGCATATTGTTGAAAGAATTGGTCAGTATGCTGACAATTGAACTGCCGATATTGCCTATCATTGGAAGCAGATTGCCACCTATAAATGTGCCTAATGATGAAATAGTATTTTTAAATGTACGCCATACGCCATCACCAGTAGAAAGTGCTCCCAAAAAGTCCTGTACTGACGCCTTGACCATGCCAAAAGAACCAGTGAGAGTAGTACTTGCTTCTTCTGCAGTCGTTCCGCTGATTTTCATATGGTCCTGTACTACAGAGATTGCATTCGCAATATTACTAAATGACATATCGCCGTCTTTGACTGATACATTTAGTTTTTCCTGGGAATCCTTATATGTAGACGCATCTTTTATAAGTCTTGCCATTTCTGTCTTGGTTCCGCCATACCCTAACTTTAGATTGTCTAGCATTGTGTAATTTTGTTTTGCGAAACCCTGATAGGCATTCTGTATATCCTGTAGATCAGTCCCCATTTTGTTTGCGTTGTCGGACATGTCAACCATTGCCCTTTTCGCAATTTCCGCTGCCTTTGCAGTATTTCCACCGCATGAAGATACAAGTGAAGCTGCAAATGATGTGGTCTGTTCCATATAAGTATTTGCTGAAACACCTGCATCCTTAAATGCTGTCTGTGCTGCTTTTTTAATCACATTTGCACTATTGCCAAAGAGCGTTTCAATGCCTCCTATGGACTGCTGGAGTGCGCCTCCTTCTGTCAGCGAGGCACTGATAAACTTGCCAATTGCTGCTACAGTGATTGCCCCCTTGATTTTCGAAACAAGCTTTGCACCAAAGGTGGTACCGCTCTGCTCGCCCTGTTCCTCAAGAGGTTTCCCCATGACTTCCTGGATTGATGCCTTAATGCCCTGAGCAGATGGAACAATCTGCACATAGGCCTTACCTAAATCAGTTCCATTCTGTTTTGCCATTTAAGCGCCTCCTTTCTTTATGATCTGCATTCTTGCTCTTTCAAACTCTTCCGCGCTGTTAAAGCCTTTGGTCTGCTTTTTCTTTACAGGATTCATCAGCTTTTCATATATTGATTCAGGACGATTTCTATTTTTCTGAGCGTCTTTTGTCTTAGACCAGGCAAGAAGTGCCAGATAATCAACGGCGAGTGCACTTAGTATAGTTTGAGTATCTATATTCTGTTCTTCCATTGCCATTTTAAGTCTTGAATCATTTCGTAATCCGCTGACAAGAACATAGATGTAAGAAGGCTTGTAAGACATGAAGTCATATATGTGATATGTTTCAGCCAAATCACATATAATCTGATGCTTATAACCTCGCAAAAGGTTTGCGAGGATTACGAGTTTTTTAAGTCAGTACCATCATCAATTTTGACCGACATCATGTCATTCATTTCATGCTGCATTCTCTTGAGAGAAAGAAAGCCGTCCTTTCTTCTGCAGTGTTCTTTCAGTGCTCTATAACCTTCATCACCAATCATATATTTAATTAAATCCGGCATTCCGAGCCCTGTTTCAGCCATATCGTTTACCTTTTCAATGAAGTCATAATCATCCATGAGACGCTTATCGACTTCGAACACAAACCCTGATGCAGTTGTGCCTTTGATTTTATCTTCCATCTGTTATGCTCCTTTCTTGATTAAGTATTCTTTATGATAAGAGCCGTTCGCATCTGGTCTTGCCTTAAATGTACATTCGTACCCAACGGCATCTTCATCCTTATAAGTAACTTCACCAACTTCTGTAAGTTTGCACGCTGGAACAACAATTCTTTTTAATACTGTTCCTTCTGCGAGAATCATATCAATCACAAGTGTTCTATATCCTCTTGTGTTTGCTTTTACATCTACACTAATCCCTGTTGTAATATCTCCAGTCACTTGATCCTGTCCAAAGACTTCCTTCAATACATCAACATTTAATGATTCAATTAATGTGAGGCTGAATTCATCTGAAAATTCTTTATCTACATCAAGCACAGCGTCACCACCCCACGCATTGATTGAATCACTTGAAGAAGATGCCTTGTTCTTGACACCATCATCAGAACAGTATCCAAGTGATTTAAACGCTTTATCAAGTTCAACAGATGCGCTAGTAGGCATGGTTGTATTGGTTGGAGCAGCCCACACGGCTCCTCCAATCTTAGGCTTGCCTGTTGTTACATTTGATGCATCTACATTTGCCATATCATTTCCTCCTTATAATCAAAAAACCAGGTCATATACTGCCTGGTATCTGTAATGCTTTGTACTTGTATCGGTATAGTTATAATCGCTGTTATGTCTACTTGCAGAGATTCTTGGACATTCTGCAGCATTATCCATTGCTTCTTTTACCTTCTCATTAAGAAGGGCAGCATCATAAAGCGAAGAACCGTACGACTGTATTGCAAGAGTTGCATGCCTGATGAAATTATCCGTATATCCTCCTGTTTTTTCGACAACAATAAAAGTATCCTGAGATGCATCATCATACTGTGCATAGCAGGATACTCCTGTCTTCTTCTGAAGATAATCAATGATATAAGTTTCTATGATCATGTCTATTTACCTCTTGCAGAACCGAGAGCCTTAAGAAGCGTATTGTGCTTCCTTTCAGAATAGTATGCATGTGGTGTAGCAGGGCTTACCTTCACAAAGCAGCGATCCTTGTTGGCTTTTACTTCCATTGCATACTCTTCTCCAGCCGCTTTCTGTACTCTTTCTCCATATGCAGAAACGATGTTCTGCATTTTAGAGCCACTTAGCAACTGCCTTACGCCCTCTTTATTCAGTTCGAATTTATAATGATTACTCATATCTTTCCACCACTACTTTCTTATTCCATCGAAGAGGTATGTTCTCTTCGATTCCTTCTATTGGTTCCCCTACTGTCTTCCATGTCTTACCATAGAATTCTACTTTAGTGTCTGTCCAGTCATGCATATCACCTTTTGGGATGGCAAGATTATACTGAGTCTTAGCAATAGATACGTTCTGATTAGATGATAATTCAGAACTGCCTACTGGTGCTACAAGAACATCATCCACCTGTTCTGGAATATATTTATACTGCATATGCCCAAATGCATCACTGCCAGTAGGCTTCTTCTGATATATAGTTATCGTGATTCCTTTAAGTCTCATAGATTTCCATTGCTCCATATCTCTGTTTGATGATACCCATTCGTTTCAGCTCGTTTCTTAAATAATAAAGATCATCACCTGGATTGACATAAGTACCGCTGAATGTATAGCCTAATGCTGACTGTGAGAACTGTTCAAGTGGCATATCCTGGTCATCATCTTTGGACATTACACGGTGAACGCATGCTAGAACAACCATTTTTGCAACATTTGCCTTGTCATCAGATGAACTGATTATAGCGCTCAGGTTCATATTCCTTTTATTTGCCTCCTCTCGTAAAAGAGAGGAAGCAAGTTCAATGAGCATCAATAAACGCTTATGCTGTTCGTTATTCAGAGCAGTGTTGTAGACCTTTTCATAATCTTCTACTGATGCATAGATATCCATCTACATCACCTTATACATGTTTTCTAACAAATACAGTAGTAGGCTTTGAAACCTTATATCCGTATACATTTCTACCCTGAACGGCACATGCACCGATATGCTTGCCATCAGCAAGGTCATTTACTGAAACTGGAACGGCCCAATCATCTACGTAGTGACAGAAGATTCTGTTGCCTAGAATGAAGTCTACCTTATCATCTGATAAGTTATCTACTTCATAAATATCAATTCCACCGATTCTGCCTACTACACCTTCCTGTACCACCTGGTCACCTAAGTTAGAAGGCTTAATGAATTCCGGACACTGTAATAATACTCCGTACGCATCAGGAGTGACTGTGAGCCACATTTCTGATGTTTTGACATGTGCCTTTCTTGCCTGTGTTCTAGCATCAATTACAGCTTTATAAACAGTTTCTGGTGTTAATGCTGCAGTGTCCTTGATTGCAGTACATTCAAGTAAGGCGTTTCCTAAGTTAGTATCAGTCTCAACAGCCATTGAATAACCGGCTGAATCTAATCTTTCCGCAACTAGATTATCTGGAACTGCTGCAGCTGTATGCTTGTCAATCAATTCGTTTACAGAGGCATCATGATCAATAGGAAGTGTGATATAAGTAGTATTAGATGTAGTTAACTCAGTTCCGTTTGTCTTATCATAATCTTTTACTTCTACTTCTGTATCTCTTACAGGGATTTTAACGGCACCTGCTGTAGGTGTACCATCATAGTTTCTATTGAATAGATTAGCAAATACTGATGTCTTTCTCTGTTTAGCCAATACAAGGCTTGAATATCTTTCCTGTAATTCTGGATTCTGTGCCATATGTATGTTCTCCTTTTAATTTTATAATTTTAAGTCTGGATTCATTTCTCTGAACTTCTTTTCGACACCGGACATCTCGCCACCAAGCTGATTGTTTGCGGTAGGTGATGTTGGTTCAGGTGCTTTTGTATGAGGCTCATTGCTAGTCTTTGGAAATAGTTCAGCAAGGGCCTTTGCAGATTCATTGAGTTCTTCTTCAGTCTCTCCTTTTAAGAACTGTGCAGCTGAGGAAGGAAGCTTATTATCTGCAGCCACCTTGTTAAGAAGTTCTTTTCTATTGAATCCTGCCACCTGCTGCTTTAATGATGTATTTTCCTCTTTTAGGTTCTTCAATTCTTCAGAATTAGAAGTTGAATAAGTATCCTTGAGTGCCTGTACATCATCAGGTGACATATATCCTTCATATTTTTTCTTTTCTCTAGCTAGTCTTTCTTTGATTGCATCATCAAATTCTTCCTGTGTGTTGATTGGTGTAAAACTCATATATATTCTCCTATTTCTCCGTATAGTTACGTAATTTTTAAATAAGTACTTTCTGCTTCTTTCTTGCCTTCTTGAGAGAGCACTGCCAGTGTGCCAGCACTACTGATTCAAGAAGAGAAATGTCAACCCCTTCAACGATTGACTTGTATCCGAATCCCCCGTTTGTTCCAATAGCACGCTTTTCACAGTTGGATACGCACTGTGACAGCGATGGCTGACCAAAATGGCATATTTTTGAAGCATACAGAGCCTTTTCAAATGAAGCACCTGCTGCAATGATATCTGCAGTCTTTGGCATGATCACCTTTAATTTGATGCCTGTCTCTTTAAGCTCATTTATAAACATCTGCTGACCGTTTGCACCGTCTACTGTAACCATGGCAATATCAGCCTTTCTAAGAAAGTCAATAATCCATCCGTTGCCTTTTCTAATAGGTCTGCATCCAATGACATCAACTAGTATATTGTCATCTTTTGTTTTAACTGCGACCGACATAGAAACATTACTGCCATCGTGACCATACTTAATACCTACAAAGAGAGGACCTTTAAACTCTGGAATAGTCTCTACTTTCAGAGCATTCCACTCATTTTCTGATATTGCGGATTTCTGGTTATACTGAAGCCATAAACCGAATCGCTGTATATTGAAGTCAATTTCATCACTTGAATCTTCAGCAGCAACGGAACGCTCCTTCAGTGTCTGACCCAGTGAAGGGTTTGTCTCATACCATATATCCCTGTCTTTAACATCAGACATATGTTCTACGGACCATTCAGCCCATCCGCTTGTATCAGAACCTCCTGATAGACATTCCTTTCTCAGATTAACAAATACAGTACCTGAAGATACTGCAGTTGGTGGCGTACCACACATAAGTGTCTGAGGATTCTCTGATGAAGTAACAACATACTGAAGCGCTGACTGCTGGTCTTCAGTGTATTCCTGAGCCTCATCCACAACGAGAAGGTCAAAGCCTTCACCAAGTCCTCCCTTTGATGATCTTGTTCTGAAGGAAGCACTTCCCCCGCCTTCATCAAGGATTCTTATTGTCTCCAGTCCAAACTGGGCTGTAGCCGTATAGGACTTTTCATAGGTCTTTTCCTTATCCGCTCTTTTTACCTCAGTATAATCATTTTCATCAAGCATCTGCTTAAGCTTCTCCCACGAAGCATGCGATGTAGTTGTACGATGCGCTGTATGTAGAATCTTTTCCCCATGCAGCAGTCCCCACAATTCTCTCATGACTAGGATTTCAGACTTCCCGTTACGTCTCGGTATTGAATATCCGTATTTTATATGGACCCATTGACTATCATCATCGACAGCCATTATGTCCATCATCTGTATCTCCTGCCATTCCATAGCATTACGTGTGGTATTGTTGTATAGTTCTATAGCCTCATTCCCTAACGTGCTCTTATAGGGGATAATGTAACTATTCGTAGGAGTCTGTCTGCCTATCTTATTAGACATGTGCCTTTAACCTCCTACTTTTTTGTAATTAAAAAGGTGTCACAATCAATTGACACCACCTCCTAGATTACATGTGTTTTCACGCGTTCGCGTGAGTTTTCGCGCGATTATATAAACATTCCATCTAAATGGATTTGCTTTACATCTTCAACCGCGCCCAAATATTTTTCTTCGTTGAATATGACATTTTTCAAATAATCCAACATTTTCACAATTATCCATTGAGTAGTTGGGTCAGTATGGACGCTGAATTTAAGAAGTTTAAAAATTTTAGGATTAATGTTTAATCCTGTTTGATATTTTCGCAAGAAGTCAGGCATTACCATTTCTAACACATAGAAAAGATATTTTGGATTAATTGCATTTGTTTGAATAACTCCAAATTTATCTTCTACAGTGCCATCATGGTCATGATACTCTATCTGTCCTTTAGTTGCGCTTACTTGTATTAAGATACTCCCAGCGGGATAAATCTTATTCTTTTTACTTCTCTCAAATGTTGCGATATCATAAAATTTAACTTCTTTTTGATTTACTAACAGCCCTTGCATATCTTCTATTGCTTGGTCCATTAATGATGTGGTGTCGGAAACTGCATGAGTATCTTTATTTTCAAGATGGTCTACAAGGTCATCTCGATACTCCGCATATTCTGCTGCCCCTTTTAAGTCTTTCATCATGTCCGCTAACTCTTTACTGGTGTTTGCTATCTCATCCTCTAATTCTCGGATGGTCCTGATATTTTCTTCTAAGTCAATCGGCTCTTTCTCCTCAAAAGTATCTACATATCTAGGAATGTTCAAATTGAAGTCATTTTCTTCTATTTCTTCATAGGTAGCCACATGAGCCATTTTATCCACATTAGTTCTAAGATTATAAGCACTTAGAATTTTATCAATATGATTTTTGGTCATATTGTTTTGCTTTCCGTTTTTTTTAAATAGTTTTGAGCCATCAATAAAAAGAATATCTTTATTTTTTCTGTTCATTTTGAAAACCATAATAGCAACTGGAATAGCCGTATTTAGAAACAATTTTTCAGGCAGTGCGATAACTGCATCTAACAAATTGGACTCAATGAGTTTCTTTCTGATTTTTTCTTCTTTAGACCCTCTGAAAAGAACACCATGAGGAATAATAAAAAAAGCCTCTCCGTCTTCTTTGAGATGTGAAAGCCCATGAAGCATAAAAGCATAATCGGCTTTACTTTTTGGTGGTAATCCAAAATAAGCATAACGTGAATCGTTTGTATAACAATCAATATTGTCAAACTTGAGCGAATAAGGTGGATTAGATACAACAGCGTCCACTTCATATTCATTGTCTTGATTAATCACTTGAATATTGCTGAACTTCTCTCCAGGTGTTAACTGATAGACTGTGTTAAATTCATTAGTAAGTACGTTCCCATGTCTGACATAGGCTTTTATGTTACGGATAGACAAATTAAAAAGGAGTAACATAACTGAATTATCAGACAACTCCTCACAATAGAATGTTTTGCTTTTGTTCTGGTTCCATGTTGATATGGTTAAACCACCGATGCCACTGCATTCATCAAGAATAATACCGTTAGGTTTTTGTAAACCTTGAATGATTTTACAAATACAGTCAGGAGTGTAGTCCTGCATTAAACTATCTCTGTCACTCTGGTTTGTTTGAAAATAATTAGTAAACCAGTCATAGGATAAATCATTTTCAATTTCTAAAAACTTCTCAAATACTTCTGTTTTCTTATCCTCATCAAAAAGAATATCTTTCAAGGCTCCATGAAGTTGAAAGTTTTCTTTTATCCCCAGGATCGTATTGATATCACTAGTTGTAATCATGAGTTTCTCCTTTTTTCTTGAATAATATGTGCTATTTTTGTATAATATAAATGAAAAGAGGCATGCCCCACTGTAACCAGAGGGGGGGCCTCTTTTTTTATTTTCTTTTTATAACTATCACAAGTTCATCCATACGTTTAACAATTATAGTATTAACATATGATGTTTTGGGTTTTCTGTATATTTCATCTAATCTTTCCATGATTTCAGCATCATTTAATCCTGTCTTGGTTAAATCAAAAATGAAGTTATTTGCTTGCGCTTCTTTTTCTTCGACCGCATGGAACAAAGTATGCATACCAGTCCCTTTCAAAGTTTTTAAATCCCAAAATTCTCCATTCCATAAATAATCAGCACATTTTACGCCGTTAGCTTCTTGTATTTCTGGCAGATATAGTACTTCTCCGCCAAATATTTTCTTTAACCATTCCGCAACTTCAACTTCGTTGTTTTTATGTATTATTTTATTTACTTCATTAACATAAAATAATCTTCCTTTAATTGTAACCGACTTGGCATTTTCAACAACACCCTTACCAGGAGTTGCTTGATTTAAATAAATTTTAGTTACATCTTTCGCCCTATCAGGTAATCTTAGTGGCGCTTTTTCTTCTCTTACTTTTGAAGGTGTATTTAATTCGATGATTTCTCTTGAATGGACATCTTGAACTTTCCCGTCACCGTTCCTTGGGTCATAAATAACTTGACATCTACAATTAGCGTGCCTCCTGAATACGTCATTCCCTTTATTTTTGACATCCTCATAATTATACACACCCGCAAGACCTCTGCACCACTTGCAGCATCCAAAGGATGCTCTTCTCACAATTACAGGCTTGTATCCCATGCTATAGTGAAGATCTGCATTGACTCTAGCGCCTTCGTCTACAATTGATAATGCATTGGTTATAACAGGCTCATTTAAGTATTTCTTTACATCATCAAAATATTCTGCTTCAGATACCTTTTTAATGAGTCCTAATGTCTTGTCTACATTGTATGAGGGTTTTCTTGCCTTGGCATTTATGCCTGCCTTTTCATTCATGACATCCATTGCGCCACATACATAAGAGGATATAAGACCATAGTTATTCTCTAATGTAGGATTTAATATTGCACTCGCAATATCGTAGTACATCTTGCCATCAGGAAGAACATCTGAAGAGAGATTCTTCATATATGCTTCAGCTAGAATCTTTCCAACTTCTTCTGCATATTCCATTGCCTTGAGGTAATCACAATTTTTGCTTTTGATGGCTAATAATAGTTTTCTTACCTTCTCAGACTTCTGATAACTTAGAGTGAAGCTTTTATTTATTTTTCTGAGCAGTTCTTTGGATACATCACTGTTCATCTTCTTCACCATCATCTACATCTATGTCTAAAGGCTTTTGATAAGCCGGAGTACTGTCATTGGAAGACCTGATTCCTGTTAGATCCTCAAGCGTACTCTTATCAAAGTAGTTAGAAATTGCTGTATTAATTTTTGATACGCCATCACCAATACCTGAAAGCATAGTTGCATCAACATCAAACGCTGGCTTCCATCGTACGGCGATATTTGCGAATTCAGTACGCTTATATGATTTATTGTCCTCAACACATTTCGCCAGATATCCTGTATTAATGATACCTACACTGAATGTGTCCTGTGCACTCTTTGCCATCAGTCTAAGGCTTTCATGCGATGCTTTAATTCCTTCAGCACTGGATGGATTTTCCGTAGTAAATCCTAGGTCGTCTAATGTGAGCCCTGTCTCTCCAGCAAACATAGAAGCAAGAGTCTTGAGCACATCATTGTATGGTGACATTGACTGCTGATTGAACTGCCCTACTGTCGGAGCACCACCATCTGAATCCTTTGTAAATGCAATCATTGAGGAAATTGTAGCGCCCCACTTATCAAACTGTTCTACTTCATCATCAAGCCCGACAACATACTTCTGGGGGAATGAATAGAACATGGAACTTACGCTCATGAGTCTCAATGCTTCCTTAGCATCATCTACATACTTAATGAGTGACTTTGATATGAGACTACGCCCAAATGGTCTAGTTGCATCAGGATTATAAATAACAGGCACTAGAAGCGGATAAGGCGCTATATTGACCATATCCATTGAGGGGTCATGCTGACCTTCAATGTAGAATGTTGTTGAATCTGAGGTGAAATACGCTTCTACTAGCGGGTCGCCTAGTTCAGTATCTCTTTCAAGTACTGCATATCCTTCAGTAAGCATCATCGTAGATGTATCTAGTATGCCTGTGGCATTGGATCCATCTATTACCTGAAGTCTAGCGCTGCCATCATCATTCTTTGATATATATACAAAGTCACATGAAGAGATGATTGCGCCCTTGAACATCTGGTCAAAGAGCACATCTCTATTGTTCATTCTGAAGATCTTATCAAGGTTCATGATATCGTCTTCGCTGAATCCATTGAACTGTAGACGGTTGGATAATGTATCAACAGCCTTTGGAATCCATCCTACCTTCTTGCTTATGCTTCTCAGCTTTTCAGGAAGGGTGTTGGTCTGATAAGGGTCCATCTGGTCCTTCATGTCATAATACTTATAGCATTCCAGTACCTTTGTTCTCTTATGTGAAAGCTTCGCTCTCAAGTATTCAATTCCTTTATAATTCATATCTTTTTACCTGTTTATTTCCTTTCTGAGAGGCTTTTGAAGTGATTTAGAATTAGTGCCCGAGATTTTCAAAACCCTTGTCAGCGAGAAATTATCGTAGTACAAGCGAACCTCTGGCTCCAGCGTTTAAGGGGTCCCATACCCCCCCTGTTTTTAGCAACAAAAAAGACCATCAATAAAAATGGTCTTAAGATGCTCTATATGTAGTCCAATCTACCTTGTGAGGAAGATCATCATTCATTATCTGACTGTCTCTCTTTACTTCTATTCGTCTGAAAAGCTTGTCACTCTTCTCACGGTTACAAATCCAATGCGCAAGCTGAAGATTATCCATGTCGCTCGGATGACCGCCTTTAGCTACTGGAATGATATGGTCTATACATGGAGACATCGGGTGAGGATACTTCTTGGTGAAGTCAACAGGCTTGCCACATATACCACAGACTGTCTGTGTAGCGAGTATCTTTTTCTTATTAATAAGAAACTGCCTTCTATGACCAGCATTATCCTGGTCAGGTCTGTATCCTCTAGCCATGATGTTTCCTTTTGTTCTTTTCTAGTGCTTTAGTAGACTTATGTTTAGCATCTATATGCTTGCTGAAGTACACGTCAACATGTTCACGTCCGCAGATCATGCAGCGATAGAACACAATCTTCTTATCACAATGACGTTCATCATCATACTTAATCTCGTAATGATCCTCATAAAACTGATGCCAGTGACCTCTCATTCCCTGTGCCATATTTAATCCTCGCAAAATAAAAAGCGCTACTATGAGCGCTTTGGAATTATAGTTCTCTCTCAAACTATTTCTACATTTTAACTATATAGTGCTGATAACATAACATTCAACTACACTAATCTACATTTTTAATCATTTACTTGCATTTATCTACATTAATGTGCATTTTCTAACTCGTTTAATGCATCTCTTAGCATTCTCCACACGTGATTAGTAGAATAATCCATCTCATCCGCTACCTGTTCAATAGTCATGCCGTCAAGATAGCGATAGCATAATATGCATCTATGCTTAGTATCTTTAATTGAATAGACAAGATTTCTAGTCTCATCCATCTCTTTAATGAGTTCATCCTTTTCAAGAATCAAATCCTGTTTAGTCTTAGGAATACTAGTAGAGCCATAAGAAGAATAACTAATAGCTTTAACATTTACTAATCTATTTTCTAAGTATTCAACTCGCTCTTTTAGAAATCTATAATTTTCTAGTTGCTCTTTGACTCTACTCATTTGATTCCTCCTTGATGATCATCTAATGTATTTTCTTTGAATGCTGTTTATAAAATTAAATCCATCTGTTAATCCTTCATTAACTATAGTTATAGATGTATCTTTTGTTTGTAATTTTAATCTATAGAAGTTTTTTGTCTTTCCTGCATAAATCTTATAAGGACCTGTATGCTTAATCATTACTATATCTTTAGTATCATACTTTTTGTTTTTGAATTCAATTACTCCATCAAAATCCTTATCAATATTGAATTCATTCAGATAGTTAAGTCTCTTGAATGCAAGAGTATCATCAAGATATCTTTCTTCAAATATCTTGTCATTATTAAAATAGAAAGATATGCATTTGCTATACTTGTATCCTCTCCTAGTTTCAAGTCTATATGTTACGTTATCTAAATTGATAAGAGAAAAGTATCTTCTCATCTTAAAATAATCGCTTCTTTTTTCTGGATATTTAAATAATGACCAAACTTCAATGAATCTTGACACTGATCACTCCTCCTATAACCATACATCTGCAACGATTCCTGTAATCCAGTAAGTGACGACTGCATGTGAAATATAAAGATACTTATCTTTACATTCATAGAATCCTTCTTTGAGTACTTCTAATTCGGATTTATTCTGTGCATGTAGTTTGAAGATGTATCCACTTTTTATAAAATATGTAATTGTATAATTTAAAAAGTAAGTTCAACTTTATCACCGTCTTTCTTCCATTCATCTAATGTTTTGGCTTCTAAATCTCTTGGAGCCGCTTTAGAAACATCATAATACGGTTCATATTTCACTTTGAAATTATTCAATGTTGAAATGCCTAAAGCTACATTACACACTTTATTCATTTCACAGTTACTACAGTTTCTTGTTGTCTCTAGTGTATGTGTACAATGATTAATCAATCCCTTAAGTGCTACATATTCATCTAGATCATCTGTTACTATCATTGTTTTGACTCCTCCTGTGCTAGCAAGTTGTAGAACAGTACCATTGTTTTTGTTTCTCTATTTGAGGTATTAATGTCAGTATAGTAAAGTTTACATATTTCATATAACTCACGTGCATTACGCTTATCTACATATTTCTTCCAGTCTACAGAATCTTCTGTAGCATCTTCAATTGCCATAAATAGAGCATGTCTAGTATCAACAATATCATTATCGTATGCATTGACACATCTACTCAGTTCTTCAATTTCTTCTTCTCTAGCTCTTAACAAAACCTGAGCACCACCAATAGATTCAAGAAAATCGCAGTATTTTTCAAGTGCTTCTAAGTATTCTTCCTCTTCATCCTGGTAAAACACAGCGGTGCATCCGTCTGACCCATTTCTATCAGGATCATGGATGTAATCTTCTATTTTTGGTCTTTTATACATTTTATTAGATCCTCCACACAATTTTGTTTGCATGCCTCACAATTTGATGAACATTCCTTTACAGAATCGTTATAAAAAGTAATCGGACCAGAAAAAATATAAGCATCATCTAGCTTTAATTTAAAAGGTAAACTAGTGTCTCCTTTTATTTCACTTTTTAAGACTTCATTTTCTTCTTTTACTTTATCAAGTTCATCAGTCAATTCATTGTATGCCTTTATCAGTCCACTTCTTTCATATTCAAGAGAATGTACTAATGCTTCCAATTCAATAGAGTATTTTTGTAAGCTATCTATTGTGATAGGCTTCTGAAGTGTTGGTTTAATCATTTTCAAGCACCTCACAATTAATTAACAAGTTATCAATATTAACAGGAGCAGTATCTTCCCACTTTATGAATTCAAACAGTTTATTGAACATGGGAATAAAATAATAATCGTCATCATCACAGTTCCATGAATCATTCATTTTATGTGGTTGAGAACAAAATATGCTCAAATCACCATCTCTATCTCTAGCAATATATTCATAGCATTCGTTATATAGCCATTCTAAGATGCTGTGTTCGAATTTTGTCAATACGATTACATCTTTCTTTTCCGACAACAACCAACCCCATCGTTTCCTTCTGCAATCTCCACGAAATAAGCAATCGTTACAATAATAACCAACACACTCTAAAACTTTATGTGTTCCAATTTTCACGCCGAATTCAGAACCATCTCTTTCGAGCATCTCTTCTTTGAAATCTTCAATATTTAACATTTATAATCACTCCCATTTCATATACATACATTCAAGTGGAATATCTTCAGCCTGTTCTAGAATACATTCTCTGATGGAATCCAACGTATTGAGTGCACTGGACATTGTTCCCCAGCCATTGCTGGGCAGCAACTCTGTATATTCATCAGAATTATATCCTATTTCTTTAATTCCTTTATCTATACGTTCCATTACATAATCACATCTATAATATTCACTACTTTTAAAATTCCAATCCATACAGGCTCTAAATAGCTTTCCTAGATTGTAAGTAGGAGAAGAAAAATCAGGTTCTGCAATCAATGCATATTTATTACACCCTTCAACCTTTACATAAATACCAATGCTATAACTCATATAATCACCATCCATTACATATATTTATCATGTGAGTATTTCACACTCTTAGTATCTGTCTTCGCATAGATCATAGTCGTATCAATCTGCTCGTGGCCTAACATCAACTGCACCTGTTCAATTGGCATGCCTTTTCTTAAAGCTGTAGTTGCTGCAGTTCTCCTGAACCTATGAGGATGTATATTTTCGAAGCCACATTCTCTTCCGAGTTTTCTGATATTTATTTCTACGCCGCTTATTTGCAGTCTTGCATGGTTTCCTTTTTTTCCATTAGCACTATCACAAGAAACGAATATATATTCATTCTCTATGTCTTTTCTAGCTTCAAGCCACTGCTGCATCCTGAGTACACTTAAAGTATTTAGATAGCACACTCTTTCTTTTGCACCTTTACCAAATACCTTAATTTCTTTACGTTCTAAATCTAAATCCTTTATTTTTGCAGTAGTCAATTCTCCGATTCTGCACCCTGTTGTAAGCAGTAATTCAAAAATCGCCTGGTCTCTCACTGCTTTCAGCCACAATCTTGTGCCTATTTTATTGGCGCTCTTCTTTTCTGCAAGCTTGTCACGCATCACTTCAATCTGATCATCAGGAATTGGCTCCTTAATCACTTTATCTACTTTTATCTTCTTCATAGCCTTCATTGGATTACCATTCCTCAAATAGCCTTCATCCATTAGCCACGTAAAGAAGGACGAGAAGTTTCTCCTGTCATTGTTTATAGTCACTTTAGAAACATCAGGATAATCAATCATTCTTCTTGCAAAGTGCATTCTCACATCGTCTCTAGTCCATTCAAGAACGCTTTTTTTGATGTAGAAATGAAGCCATTTTTCAAGTGTTACTCTATAGTAATCAATGGTTCTTTTTGACAATCCATCGATTTTCTTCTGAATAAGAAATCTCTGGATAAGCTCATTGTCATCTAATACTTCTGTCGATATTTGATTCTTTGTTCTGATTACTTCGACACCATCAAGTGCTACAAGCAATACCCCTCGCAGCATTGTCAGTTCCTCTCCATCCAGCATTTTCATAGAGTTTAATACTCTATTGATTATTTCGTCCTTTAACACTAAAACCACCTCTCATTACGTACATCGGAGTGTGCAGCACTACATTATACTTCCGTTCTAGACTGTTCCCTTGAACGACCTCTGCATTTACTCCGACCAGTGAAAGCTGCACATATGTCATGTAGACGCATTTATAATCCAGGTCCTGCGCTTTCACTTCCAATAACTGCTGATAGTTATATCCTTTTTCTTTCATTACCTTTGCATATGCAAGTATGTTTGCACCGCCACCGGAAGATGGCTCATTTAAATATTCAATGCCGCCTTTATAATCAGCTAATGCAATGCCTGCCATCATCTCACATACATGAAATGGAGTAAAGAACTGACCAGTATGACTGTTTCCGGTACTTAATTCCATGTAGATCTTGCCTAAATAATCATCTAAGCCATTCTCAAGAAGAAAAGAAAGACGTCCTAGCATGCATCCAAGTGTAAAGAAATCATCTTCACTGTATTTTCTTGCAATGCTGAAGAACGCCTCTTCGCGTTCTTCATCTGGATCAATACTCTGTGCAATTGATAATGCTGACATTTCAACCCAGTCAGCGAAGACCTGGTGAGGAGTATACTTTCCAGCCATTCTATTGATATTGTCAATTATATATTTCATCGTGAAACATCCTCCTTAGTAGTACGCCTTTGCTTTTTCATCCCAACATAGCAGTTCAATGTTCTCCATTAATCTTTCATACTGCTCATAAGAAAGAGCATTCGCAATTACTTCAAATTTGTTCTTTTTGTTGAAGTTTCCTCTATTTCTGACTCTTTTATATGCAGCCGCTACTTTTCTTATGTCTTCTTCAAACATCATCGGAATTAATGGACTGAACACTTTGCCATTTGCATAATGAAGAACCGTCTGACGCGATATATTTGTTTTGATTGCAGCGTCTCTTGAACTCCTATATATATCACCTGTTTCAGCATTGTAGATAGGCTTGCCTTTTCTCTGCCTTAAAGCGCCTATTCTTCCTGCTTCTTCTTTTGTCACCATTAGAAGATTAGCCTGATGATTATTCTTGTAGTTGCCATCCTTATGGATGATTCTACAGTTTACATAGATTGGACCATGCCAAACTTCATAGATGATTCTAGCTAGATTCATATCTTTGTTATCGACTTTTATATAAAGAATTGGAGAATGACCCTTTCTTATCAGTGCCTTTTTTAAAAATGGGCAGCACATATTAGTCGTTCCATTTTTATAGTGCTTTAAGACATGGCCTGTGTTGGAAACTTCAAAAAAAGTTCCTTCTCTTCTGCCGTTTTTCCAGAACTTCCATATCTGTTCCTGTTTCATTTCTTTGGCTCCGGAAAAAAATAATTTCTAAATTCATTATCAGTAAAAACAATTGCTGTAGGATCTACTCTGAAGATATTGCCTTTTTCATCTTCGATTAGAGCGAATACCTGACTAAGCTGCCCTGCTGGATGCCCACCAACAGCAATTGATTCCCCTATCACAGTTGAATAATGTTCAAAACCGTGAAACAGGTGATTTTTATTTTCATATCTGCATGTTCTTAAATGATTTCTCATGATTGTTTCTCCTATCTTAAGGCTTTTGTTATTCTTAGAAGCTTTAGCACTTCATTATTGCTCATGCCGCCAAATACTTCACCTTCACAAAATCCCTGTTTTTTATACTGCATGGATTCAAACAGGTCATCCTTGCCTCCGTATGAGTATCTGTGCTTGATTACACTGACTACCCATCCGTTCTCAAATTCAAACTGCCAGTGCCATCCATCAAACAGTCTTTTTTCTATCTTCAGATAGCTTTGAAAGCCATCGTATTTCAATTTTGTATATTTTTTTATGCTCATAATGATGCATATACCGCAATGAATAATATGAATATCAACACCAGATAATTCATTGCTCCTCCTTTCTGGAAGAGTAGAAAGAATTCCTTTACTCTGTCGAATTGATTTTCAATTCCTTCTTTCTACCTTCCCAGTGCACATGATTTCTTTAGCAAAATTAGTGCAAAGGTTTTCTTCTTTCATGAAATCATGAAGCACTGTTTAGTTTATTTTCAAATTGCATGTAATAGAAATTGCTACGGCACCACAGTCATGAGAGGGTCATTCTAATGTTTATGAAACTATAGGCTTATAAAGACCATGATGCCGTAGTATTTATTCCTTTGAATTGATGTAACCCTTTAAATATCCGATTGCTCCGATAAGAAATCCAAACTGATCATCACTCAGCTCGTTGATTATCTTATCAAGACACTCTAATGCTGTTTCCTTTTCCATGTTTTCCTCCTAAATGATATTTATTCAAAGCAGCAGCACGCATGAGATGTGCATGTAAAATATCGAACAAAGTCACTTTACTTGAGACTATTGTTATTTTTTTGAATTAATTAAAAGCGTGTGCTGCCTGAATACTTTTCAACTTCACTGGTATAGATAGCGATTGACTCGCCATCCAGGTAATACCTGTACCCGCCCATCGGAACTCTTGAGACATTGATATATCCAAGGTCCTCAAGCTGCTTGAGACTCATCTGAATCCTTTGTTTTGAGAATTTAGTTTTATCTCTTAGCGCCGTCATCGAGAGAGTACAGTGAGGCACTCTTCTGCCTACGCACTGGTCAATGATCAGTCCAAGAACTGTATTTGTATTTGCGCTTAGATTTTCAAAATGCAGATTGCTGATCATGCGCTGGCACCTCTTTTCTTGTCTTCTGAGACATTCAGGATGCACATCTTGTCCAGATCATCGAGCCTCTGAAGATACTGCATGCACTCTGCAGATTGAATCATATCAATCCCTTTTTTAAGCAGCATTACTTTCAGCTTGCCCGATACGTCTGATGCTGATAATGCATCTATGAATTTTTCAAACATTTCCGGTCTTTCCATTTTCTTAACCTGACTGTTTATGATTGATTTTATAAATCTCCTCCTAGGCTTTCCATAAACTTTCTTAACTCTGCCTTGTCTTCCTCAGTCACAGGTTTGTGCTCTTTCTTTCTCTTCGGTTTGGTAGGCAAAGGTTTGATGTCTGCCTGCTTTGTTCTAGCAACCTTCAGGCAGAAAGCTTTCCAGTTGCCAATCTTTTCAAAGCCAAATGAATCACAGGAAAGAAATGCTGCTTTTGCTACTTCTTCACCAAATCCTTTAGATTTCAGAAAATCACACATTTCACTCTCACAAGGATGCTCCGCATCCTGAGAGTGTTTTTGTTTTTTTGTATTATTCTTGTATTTTGTTATATTGTGTTCAATTTTTGAACCGCAACGGTTCATATTTTGAACCGCAGTGGTGCAATTTTTGAACACCAACGGTTCATTTTTTGAACCGCAGTCATTGCCTTGCGGTTCAATTTTTGAACCGCTATTTTTGTTATTTTCCGAATCTGATACAAACATATGCGTCCAGTAGTCGTAGTTGACTACTCTTATGAGTGTATATTTATTCGTGGTTCTTTTGGCTATCTCCCCTGAAGATTCAAGGGTTGATAATGACTTAAGAAGAGTATTTTTTGACATTCCGAGTTCTTCAGAAAGTCTTTTAAGTGATGTGACTGTCTCGCCTCTGTCAATTGTGATTGACTGCCATTCAACGGCTGAGTAGTTGACAGTGAGTAATAGATGAAGCAGGACTCTCATTGCTCCATGATCCTTGTATATGCTGGAGTTGATGATATCCCTGTTTATTCCAATCCAACCCATAACAGTCATCCTTTCATTCAGAATCTGACAGAATTGACTAGAACTGTAGATAATCTAGAATGTGCTTTTAATCTAGAATGTAGATAATCTAGTATGTAGTTCTGAGGGCTTCTGTCGGACCCTCGAACGTATAAAATGCGTGTAAGATAACCTTATGTTATCTCTCACCCCAAATTATTGAAATTGTGTAGTGTACATCAGTATTTTTTACGATATTTTCGAAACAATACTTTTGGAGTGTTTTTGGAGTATTTTAAAGCGTTCTGAGCAGTATTTTCAGTACTTCAGTCTGCTCATTTTCTCCTTTTTCATCTTCGCAGTAGTGCGCAGATATATACGTGTAGTTTCTAGTGATGAGTGTCCATAGATATCAGCAAGCTCGTCTATATTGCCGCCCTGCTGCATGAACACTATGCCAAACAGATGTCTGAAGGAATGAGGATGAACCTTCCTCTTATTGACCTTTGCGGCTCCAGCAACCTTCTGAAGCTTTCTATAGATAGTCTGATAAGGAATCAGTCCATCATTATCATCATTCCTGAATACATAACCACTTACTATTCCATGTCTCTTCATGTACTGGTTAATCTCTTTCTTCAGATCATCTCTTAAAATGATTTCTCGAACCTTTCCTTTCGAATTGGTTCTGATAATAGTGTGCTTCATATTCTCTGCAGTGAAGTCCTTCAATTCCTGACATCTTATTCCTGTATATGCAAAAATCTTGATAATAAGATATATGTCATCATATCCAAGCCTTCTTGAATACTTTAAAAGTCTTTTCAGTTCACCTGGTTCTAATACATCCTCCAAAGAGGATACACGCTGTTCTCTGATGGTTTTTACTTCCATCCTTGAGCGTTGTCCCCTCTCTAGTGATTCCGTCTCACAGTAGCGTAAAAACTTGTTTATGCAGATAATAGAAACATTAATAGTGGATGGCTTATAAGTATCGAGCATTTTGCTTTTATAAGCCATCACATCATCCTTTTTAACTTCCTTGTTCTTATCTTCAACAGAGGATAAGAAATTAGTGCATGCCCTTCTATACTGCTTTACAGTGTTGGGGGCCTTCTCTTCATACTTCAATTCATTCAGAAAATCATTCAAGACCGCTTCCATCTGTTCAGCAGTCAGAGTACATCACCCCTGTTTTCTATATTTTTCCAAGATAGACAGGATATCCTCGCATTCGTGAAGAATATCTAATGATTCTTGATATTTTCTGATTGCGTTGAAACTTGCCCATATACCAATAATGTTGATACTGGTAGTGAGTGCAAAGAATATCGATATTAATAATCCAAATACATCCATTGTCTATTCCTCCTCCAGTGCAGCGCTTACTACTGCTCTGGCAGTGCATTCTTTTAGATATTTTATTCTCGCATCGATGATATCTTTTATATACTCAAGCTCGCTTATATCACTGATGCTGCCTATCAATATTGCTGTATCAATTTCTGCCATCATAGTGACTCCTCCCTTAGAAATCTTAAAAACTGATGCATGACCCACTCTAACATCTCATACTCAGGAAGATTTTTTTCCTGAGCCTTAAAGTGTGAACCATTAGCACCATTTATATGAATAGTAGAAATGATATCCATATCATCAATAATCTCTTCTGAGTAAGAGACATCTTCTATTGATGCGCCATAATAGGTATGATCAATCGCCTTAGTGATATCTCTTACCACCTTCTTATGCATCATTTCCATTGGAGCATGTGCTGTATTATCCATTACTTCACCACTCCCTTCTCCTGCAGCTGTCTGAACGCTAATTTGAAAGCCAAAAGATAGAGATCTGTAATACCAGGCCCTTTCTTTAGTCCGATTTCATCAATAGGCCAAAAAGCTGTTGAATCGATATTCATAAGTGCTGCTTTTCCTACTACACCGACTCCACCGGTCTCGCTGAAATCTTCTAATGCGTCGCCTATAAGCGCTTCTTCAACTTCTTCAGGTTCTGAGTCATCATCAAGATACCAATAGCAACCTATGACTTTATTGTATAAAGATTTGTCCTTCAGCACTGCGATTAGCTGCTTTCTCGCAAGTTCTCTATCATATGTAGTAACAGGACGACTGCTGCATCGCACCTTTGATTTGAACCAGACAGGATGACGATAGCAGTAGTCAATAAAACGTCTGAAATCCATGCCGGCATGATTGTAGGCAATCAGCTCACCAAGATCGCCAGAGATGTGCACTCTGTCATAATCTTCTTCAAAAATGAATCTGATTCTGTAGTAGTTGCTTTCCGGTTTCTGGAAGTCAAGAATCTTAATATCGCCATAATCTCTAAGAGTAGCAACATGATCAGCAAACATCTTCTTCTGTACATCTAGATCCATGTTATCTCCCTCCCATGATCAAGAAATACTGTACGAACAGCATATTCATGAACAATGAACTGCAGCAGAAGACTTTCACTTCTGTTGAGTTCCAATTATTTCCTGTCAACACCATAGAAATAAGAATAACCAATATAAATAAATCCGATAAAAGACATAACACTCTGTTTTTGTTTAACTTTTTCATTCAAAATCGCTCCTTTTTTCTTCAATATCTGTTATAATGAAGTTGCCTCGAAAAGAGGCTCATTCAGAATTCGTTTAAAGACACCGGAATGCTATCGCTTAGCATTCCATTTTTTTTAGCTGTTTAGAGGTCTCCACCACTGCCCAGAAGCATATGAGTAGAGCATCATTCTACCTGTATTCTTATTGCCTGATACCTCATGAATGATTACATCACTCTTGAAACTGGTAGAATATCCTCTTGCAGTAGCTACGGCTTTACAATAATCAGGAATAGTATCTATCTTTCTACGTGCACCATCAGGATCACAGAAAAATAGTTCATAAGTCTTCTTCTCTTTGAACATACTTCAACCCTCCTTTCTTTAGATTTTTATTCATAGGCATCTAGCGCCGGAGGACTAGTAAAAGCTACATGCATCCTACAAAAGGTCCTATATCGAAAGTGAAAATTAATGAAAAATTACTAATGTCTTAGAAAAAATATCAGTCCTCCGGCCTTAGATGCCTACAAATTGTAAAAAATAATATTTAATTGTTATCTTCAGATATGCCGAGATAATGCATAAAGGCTACTCTTGGAATATGAACAGTTCTACGGCCCTTTACTGTAATTACTGTACCGGGCCACTTACCCTGTTCTACTGCATTAAGAATAAAGTTTCTGGACATTCCCGTTATATCCATAGCCTCCTGAATACTCATTGAGTATTCATTTTTATTTGCTGTTCGCATTTTCCATCACCTCCTTGTTATCACACCCACATAGAGCCATACCACTTATTGATAGTCATTTAATCTAATGAAAAGATACTCGATACAAAACTTTTACTTTTATTCTATGGGATAGTTTAAAAAACGGCTTGTGATATGGCTGTATGTGGGCATGATTTTATTATGAATAAGTAGTT